GGCGGAAGCATCTTGGTGTATTTGATTTGTACGGAAGAACATTCTCTGAATCGAGAAGTGCACGTGGTTGTTTAACCTGACCACCCAGGAAGAGGGATAAGAATCAAGGGAAGGGGAAACCTTGATCAAAGGCAGAGAAGAGCAGATGGAGGAAAACTGAACATTTAGCGCCGGAAGTGCCTTCAGAATAGAAATCGAAACGGGGCAAGAAATCTTGGTTAACAGGGCTCTTCAAATATTGGGACATGCCAGAAGTGAAGCGTAGCTCGTCGCGGAGACGAGTACCAATTGGGACATTTTGAGAAGCTCCGTAGAAAGCTAGACAAGACCCAGGACGTCCACGGCCAGCAACTAAACTTGTAGCAGGAGTCTTCGAAGCAGGGCGAACGCAAGCAACGACGCGCATCATACCAGTGGTGCCCGGGTCAGGGATAAGCTCCAGCGTAGCTCCAGTGACACGTTGTCCAAGATAGCTGACTTGAGAAGTGACCAACACATTGGCAAAACCACGCACAATAGCAGCATGGTCAGGGAACTGCGTCGGTGAGAGCAAATCACGATTGAGAGACTTCCCAGCAGGACCACCAGTGAAATCACCGATATAGAAAGGAATGTCGAATGCGAAATTACTCGAGAGAGAAGGGACGATGGTAGGGACGAGAGAGGTAGCGCTGACTCGAATTGGTTGTTCTGAGGCTTCGACATTGGGTTCTTCAACTTGCATTACGTTTGAACACCTTCAAGGTCTGTGGGATCAGCGTCTTCGGCGTTAGCGGTTACGGTCTCTGAGTAATTGAGTCGGGCCTCGATGAAGGGCTTGATGAGCGCGAGAGGTCCTGGGAGCTCTTGGGAGTCAGTCTTGAAGAGGTACTCGAGGAAAGTGGAGATGGGGACGAAGTTGATCGGAACGTGAGGACGTTCAGAAGGAGACAAAGTATCAAGAGAGCCGAAATATTCGACGATGGCCAAAAGGTGGGGTAGGATTTGAACGGCTTGGCGGGGAGGAGTTTCGAGAAGAAATTGAACAGCGAGACAAACTTGAGTGATTTGGTCAGCGGTTGGAAGATCAGACATCAAATTTAGAAAACCATATAACCATCATGAAGAAACGCTTTCATAACCCCAACAGACGAGAACGTATACTGCCAGGAACATGACGCCAATCCATGGAATAGATGCGCTTGGAAAGTTGTGTTGGCAATTCCACAGCACAGATTGCATCTTGGGTGACACGATTCTTAGAGAAGAGGAACTCGGGGATGTCACGAGCATGGGATAAGAAAATGCGTGAACATTCACCGTGTGCAGAGACCAAATCAGGGGGCAGACAATCATGGATGGCATCACCAAGACGGTAGGTAAAAGAATGTTCTAAGAAGTAATTGATGAGCACTTTCGACAAGGTGCCATGACGTTGATGATAAATGGTCTTCAAAAGGATCAAGTAAGGGTGACGAATAATCCCATGAGATGTCAAAATCCAACCACAGAACTCAGGGAAACGTTGGAACACCGGTTTTCCGACCAAAGAGAAATATGGGGACAATCTAGACCAGCTGGAACGTTCAACTGGGACACATAAAATAAACATGTCGTCACCAGAGAATCCTCGAGGGACAGAAATCGGATATTCGTATTTCAGAGCAAAATACGCAGCATTAAACCATGAGTTGAACAGGTAGGTGCACCATTGTCCAGATGTCCGCATGATCCCAAGGTGTCCGAGAGCACTATTGAGGTGAAGCGTAAGATCACAATGAAGATCGATATATTCTTCAGGGATGGAGAAATATCTCATGATGCAGATTTCGAAAGCAAGAGACTCACCTCGACAAGACTTGTCGTAAGCTGTGTAGTCATTTGCAAAACTCGTGGTGAGACCGGGTGGGACGAACTCACGGGACCATTCATCAAGATCGGACAAAGACATGCCACCATAAAACATTACGTGCTTTTCTGGAGAAGCAAGACGTAACTTCGCTGCCAGGTAACGCGTCAACGGGCCGAAGAAAGCATTGATTTCCTCGGTGTACGTGGTGATCATCTGAGCCGGTTTGATCTTTGGAAACACAGAATCACTGGCCTCGTCGTATTTGGTGAGCGCATCAAGCTTATTGATAAGCTGGCCTTTTAAGAAGTTAAGAACGTCGTAGTTGGTCCGAAGAGAAGGGTCTTGATCGCGTTCCAAATTATTCAGAGAAGCCGCAGATTTGGAGAGTCGTTTTCTAGCGCAATCATCAACGCAATGATCAAAAAGCTCAGAGTCGAAGTCGACGAATGAGTCGACAAGGCCAAGGTCCTTAAGGAAAGCATCGGACAAAAGGGGGCCAAGAAAAGAACGTCCAGATAATTCGGCTTCATTTTCCTCAGCACTTGCGAAACGAAGGCGTTTCTCAACAGAGGGTCGGAAAAGAGCGGGGTCGGAAGAACGATGCAAAGGGAAGATGTCTGTGAGGTTCTCAATACGATCGCTTGGACTTTCAGCGACGTCGTCGAACATCTCACCCATTTGACCATCAGGGCTCATGAACTCAAAATCTTCCCGAGGAAAACCACCGTTAAGCAGATCGTTTTTCGGATCGGGGTAACGGCCACAGTAAGTAGGCACCCAGGAGTCGACGTTTTCGGCGTGACGAATGGAAACGGGAGCAGTGTCAGAGTCACAACGATCAGGGGGTGGGGCCAACATCGAACACCTCATGATAGGGGCAAGAGCGTCGAACTTGGTGACGGGGTCTTCAGCGCGAGATTGCAAGACTTCCGCAACTGTGAGAAGTCTGGCGCCTGGCGTGATGGGAATTGGTGCCACAAGAGCTACTTGTTGATTTAACCTAGTGCCCATGTAAGCCTCGAAAGGAGCAGTGAGGACGACACCTTGGAGAACACTAGCGAGTAACGGAGAAGCGTTCATTGCTCGGACCAATTGACCGGGTTCCATGGCGTTGTAGACGAAAATTTCTGAGCGCGAACGAGTGAAGCAAGTGTAAATAGCCTCAGGTGGGACAGCATTCAGAAGCTCTCGAGTCAGGACTATGGTATACGAACATGGGAAATCTTGACCACCACAAGAGGACATCGTGAAGGCCTTGGTGCCATATTCCCCGTATACGTTTTGGGCAGTGACGGTAGTGACAATGACTGGCAAGTGCGCGGGTACTTGACCAACCATGGAAACGTTGGCTGGTTGGCTGTGGTAAATGGGAATGTTCCAACAGCTGGCCACGTGAGAGTTGATTCGCCAAGAACCGGTCAGGTAGCGAGTCATAAAGGGAGATAATGTTATTCCAGGTGAGTCAATTGACCGTAATTGAGAAGACCGGTTGATGATGGGGGCCCCACATTGGAAAGGGTCGCCGAGCATGATTACGAAACGCAATTCTGGGTGAGTTGCCACGTAGTAATCGAGATAATGCCCTGGGAATTTCTGAGCCTCGTCTAAAATGAGGATGGACGGTGAGGAGAAGAAAGCGCGCTCATGAGTCTTGAAGCAACTCTTTTGGTCGTTGGTAGGATTGCGGAGTTGACTGACCCAAGAGAAACAAAGCTCAGCCAAAGGACAGGCCAAAAGCAGAAACCAAGACAACTCACGCTGACGTTGGAGTAAAACCTGGCGCACATCATATGACTTACCACTGCCAGCGACACCACCGAAATAAACGCACTCAACTTGACGAAGAGGGTTTGGGTTGCGTACGGCAGACTCAAACTTTTTGCGATTGCGTGGCCACTTGTCAAGTTTGCTTGCCATGCCGGTCATTCCCTCGTCCAACTCAGTGAACAATAGTTTGGCGTTGGTGTAGTTGGGAGCAAAGGCGAAGGAATTGTGATTGCCTTTGATTTGAGCAAAGAAGGAAGCTGCGAGGTCAGTGGCAGCTCCAACGAAATCACCTAAGACAGGCATGGGACCATTATCATCCGCGCGGGGAGGAGCACCGCCTTGCCAGTGAAACTCGCCTGTGGGAAGGCGAACGGCGTGGATGT